CAAGACCGTCCTCGGTGGCCTCAAGGATTCGGGGGAATGCGCCATCGAGGTCAATTATGAACCCGACGTTCACAACACCCTCCTTGCCGATTTCGATGCAGAAAACCCCATGAAATACCGCGTCACATTCCCCACTGGCGACGTTGCCAGCTTCGACGGGGTACAGACCGGCTTTTCCCCGTCGGCGCCCATGGAAGACAAGATGAGTGCCAGCATCACCATCAAAATCAGCGGCAAAATCGTCTGGACTTAATTGATATGATCGGCGCGGCACCCTGACCGGTGCCGCGCCAAGGAGGATCGAATGATCGACAAAAAGAAAATGTTCGCCAAAGGGACCCCGAAACGCGAAGCCGTCACCGTTCCCGGGATCAAGGAAAAAGTCACCGTCCGGGGATTGAGCGCAGCACAGCGCGGGATGCTTTTTCTCGAAGTGTTCGAAGACGGCAAGCCGAAGGAAGGCAAGTTCTTTGCCGCCGAACTCGTCGCCCGTTGCGTCATTGACGATGAGGGCAAGCGCGTATTCGAGGACTCCGACGTTGAAGAGTTGGGGACCATGGCACCCGAATTCCTCGACCCGCTCTTTGAAGCGGCGAACCGGCTCTCCGGTTTGGCATCCACAGCCACCGACGAGGCCACAAAAAACTAATAGCCCACCCGGAGCGGCGGTTTGCCTTCCGCCTCGCTCTTGCGGTGGGCCGCACCGACGTTGATACGATGCTGTCCGAGATGGACTCTTGCGAGTTTGTGGAGTGGATGGCTTTCTTCTCCCTCGAGCCGTGGGGATATGACGCATCCAACTGGCGGTCTGGCATCGTCTCAGCCACCATTGCGAACGTCAACCGGGCCAAGGGAAAAAAGGCGTTTCAAGCCGCCGATTTCATGCCCGTCCGCAAAAAAGAACAGACCGTCGCAGAAATGATTGCCGCCCTCAAATCCTACGGGTAAATAAATGGCCGGATTGCTCGGAAAACTCGTGCTCAAGATGTCCGCCGATTCTGCGGAGTTCGAAAGCAACATGGCGAAGGCCCGACAGTCTTCTTCCGATTTCGGGGCGTCGGCTGTTGCTGCCGGAGCTGTAGCAGGGAAGGCCCTCGCCGCTGCCGGTGCTGCCGCCATCGCTGCCGGTGTGCTCATCGTCAAGAGCAATCTGGCTTCGATTGACTCCCTCGCCAAGGTGTCCGACAAGCTCGGCATCTCGACCGAAGCCCTTGCCGGGTTCCGCCACGCTGCCGAATTGAGCGGAACGTCACAAGAAGCCGCAGATAAAGCTCTCCAAAAGATGGTTCGGAGCATCGGCGAGGCTCAAAACGGGGTAGGTATGGCCCGTGTTGAGTTCGAGAAAATGGGGCTATCCGTACAGGCTCTTGCCGGGATGAAGCCGGAGCAGGCTTTTGCCGCCATATCCGACGCAACGAACAATATGGCGACGCAGAGCGAAAAGGCCGCCAGCGCCGCTGCCATTTTCGGGAGGGAAGGTGTTTCCCTTCTCAACACCATGAAGCTCGGGAGCGAAGGGCTTGCCGCAACGGCTCACGAGGCCGAAGTACTCGGACTTACCCTCTCTCGCGTCGATGCCGCCAAGGTCGAAGCCGCCAATGATTCGATGACGCGGATGAGCGCGTCAAGTGCCGGGTTCGGAAAAATCCTGACCGTCGCCGTCGCTCCCTACATCCAGGCCGTTGCCGACGCGCTCACTCAAGCGGGAATCAAGAGCAACGGATTTCGCGACCAGATCGGAACCGGGATGGAATTAGCCACTCGCGGGGTGGTGATGTTGGCGAAGGCATTCTATGGGCTCAATCTCGTATGGGATGGGCTCAAGCTGGCGTTTAACGTGATGTCGACCTTCCTTCAGGAGGGTTTACTGAAGGTCATGGCTGCGGCACAATCGACGCTTGAATTTGCCAACGTCGGCGGGGTCTTTGATGACCAAGTGGCCGCAGGACAGGCGATCCTTGAACAACAAGCGCAAATTGTCGCAACGCTCAAGGCGGATAGGGAATCCATTCTTGCCGGTGGAGCGGAAACCCTCTCTCAGTATGACACCATCGAAGGGAAGGTTCTGGCCTACAAGGCAGCGATTGAAGCGGCGTCACAGGCGGCGGCGGAATCGGTCGCGGCCTCGGCGCCCGGGCAGATGGAAACAGACGGCGCCATGGAAGCGTCCATAACCCAGGCGGAGGCGGACAAATACGCGGCAAAACTCGCGGCCCTCGACACATATCTTGCCGATGAGCAGGAGCGTTTGTTCAACGCCAGTGTCGCCCGGGCCGAAATGGTCACAGCGGCCAATGAATCGGGGATCATCAACGAGGAGACGCGCAACGCCCTCCTTGAAAAGATTGCCGCAGACCATCAGACCAAGTTGACGGCTCTGACCGCCAAAGGATTGACGGAGCGCGAAAAGTTCCAAGCGAAAAGCATGGCCGGGCAGGTTAAACAGGTTGTCGGCGCTCTTGTCGAAATGACCGCAGGCACGGCCCGGGAAAACAAGGCCATGTTCGCCATCAACAAGGCGGCGGCTATCGCCAACGCAATCATCAACACCTACCAGGGGGCGTCTCTGGCCCTCGCCACCTACCCCGGGCCTATCGGATGGGCCATGGCAGCGGCAACCGTTGCCGTGGGTATTGCTCAGATCATGCAGATAGCAACCACATCATTCGGAAGCAGTGCCGCCCCTTCTGTTGCTGCAACGGGAGCCTCGGGGACGGTTCAGACTGTGGACCCTCTGGAACAACAGGGAACCAGGGATCAGCAACCGGCTGGCAACGTGTTCAACCTGACGGTCTACGGCAGTGTGGTGGACCATGACGCATTCGCCCGCGAGACGTTCGACGCCTTCCAACGTGCCAGCAATGACGGGATGGACCGATGAAGCCCTGCTTTTTATCCACAAGCGTACTGGTTGGGGCGACCCTTGCCGCCCCTTCCGGGTACGGTTTCCCCGTTGATAACATCATCGACCGCAGGCCCTACACCTATTGGCAGGGGGCCGACACGGCAACGCAGCGCATTACGGTTGATTGCGGAGTCCCTGTTTCCGCCGACACTCTCGCCATTTCGGGCCACAACCTTTCCGGGTCGACGCTGACTGTAGAGAAGAGCACCGACGGCGCGGCATGGACGGTTATCAATACCGTCGGGCCGTCGGACAATCTCTCCATCGCTATCCCTTTCGGCTCCATCATCGACGGCGTAAGGGTCAACCCGACGGAAATCTCCCGCTATTGGGCATTGAAGATCGAAGGCGCCGACGAAATCCCCTTTATCGGGGTGATGATGATCGGGCGGCGCTTTTCTCTTCCCAGGTTTCCGACCGGGAGCTTTATCCCCGAATCGGAGACGGCGAAAATCGAAAACCTCGACAGCAAAAACGGCTTGCCGTTGGGGAGCTCACTGAGATATAAGCCCGTCAAGATAGCCTTCTCTCTCGGATACCCCGGGGAGAGTTGGACCCGCCAGACGTTCAAGCCGTTCTATGACGCCAACATGGGATTACCGATGTTTTTTTGCTGGGACCTTGACCGGTGGCCGGAGTCCGTCATTTTCGGGAAACTCGTGGAAAAATACGCGCCCAGCTTCGACCCCATGGGCAGAGTAGATAAACTGGCAATCGCATTCAACGGGACCCGCTCTTGACGACTTTTGCCGGAAAACAGCAGGCGCTTATCCGTACTCCGGTGACACTAGTCTGCCTGACCATCGATGTCTGTGCCCTGACATTCGGGGTTGCCCCATGCACCGCTTCAGGCGAGGCGTGTTACAACACGTTTCCGACCTGCAAGGACCGGGCGAATTACGATCGGTCAACAGTGGACTACGATTACGCAACGACCGGGACTCAGCCGTCGTTCCCGGGCGCCCGGCCCTACGTCAAGAACGTCCGTATGCTTCCGACGGAAATCACGGACACCCTGGCGGTCAAGGGACGGGTTTCGGTCACGATGGTTGATGAACCGGAATTGACGGATGTCGGGCTTGACCCCTACGTGTCGACCAGAACCACAACGCCGAAGGGGAGCTACTGGAAGAAATGGCTGGCGAGAAATGCCAACTACCAGGCGCGGCCCGCTGCAATCCTTGAAGGGTATGAGGGGCTTCCGCGAAGTGAATATGTCGACCGCTGGCGGGGGCAGATCGAGGGGATCAGCGTTGCTCGCGGGACGCTCGTTTTCTCATTCGTCGACCCGCTGAAAGCCCTGGACAACATCAGCATCCCCCCTGAGCTGGAGATTGAGCTTGTATCCCCTGTCTCTGCGGGGGATACGACCATGACGGTTACAGGGGACGTGGATAGTCTCCCCGATGCCGGGCACCTGCGGATAGAAGACGAGATTGTAAGTTATTCCGCCATCAATCGGACCAGCAACGTCATCAGCGGCATGACTCGGGCGCTCTTCGATTCCGTCGCCGTGAGCGCCGACGCAGGGGATGCCATCAAGCTCGTTCTCTACATCGCCCCGGTCAATCCGTTCGATCTCGTCTACCAGCTGATAAACAACGACCCCGACCCATCCATTGCCTATCCCGACATCCCGGGGGGTGGAATTCCTGCGGCAAGCATCGATGCCGACGCTTTTGCCTACTGGAAAGATCACCCCGGTGGGGAGCCTCTGGTGGGCGGGTTGATCGAGTCGACGACGGACATCAAGAATTTGGTTGTCGAGGTACTGACCACGATTGACGCGTCTATCTGGTAC